GAAACAGCTTCAAATTAGTGAAAAGTTCTCCCAGAAGGATTTGTATCAATGACTTTTGTATTACAATATTATTTTAAATGTTTGTTGGTCTATATATCGTTTATTCTGTTCTTTTTTTCATATAATGATTCTTTTTTAAATATTTGTTATAGCTTTGCTATGACAATTAATAATGTTTTTTTCATTTATTAATTTTTGAATGCCGTGAGGTATTTTAATTAATAAAAAGATTTGTGTATGGAATTGGGCAGGATTGGCGAATCCTGCCTTTTTGATACCGTACTTCAACTACATAATAATTTGGGCAAAACAAAATTATATATAACTTTGTAGCATCTATATTGAATTAAACATTATTCTAAATCACTAAAAGAGTTTACTGATAAAAATGTCTAGATGCTATCGTTCGTGATGAATAATGGCATCTTTTTTACAAATGTTTTTTTTCACAGACCATTTTTTTATAGATATTATACATCTTTACTTGCGAAAGTGGGGGTGTATTTTTTATTGGCTAAATTTTGCAGCTTGGAACAGAGGATGCATCTTTGCGGAAAAATGGATAAAATCAGATACCGTCTTGTATATAACCGCCAGAACACACTTAACAGGCAGGGCACGGCTCTTGTACAGGTTGAAGCCTATTTGAACCAAAGGAAAATCTACTTGAAGACCAATGTTTACCTCAAACCGGAATGCTGGAGCCGTGAGGGGGCACAAGTCATTAACCACCCCCAATCTAACGAACTCAACATAATGCTCTATGAATACATCCTGTATCTGCAAGGCATAGAATTGGGGTATTGGAAGCGCGGAATACCTGCCACACTCTCACTACTGAAGGATGCTGTCAAGAAGAAAAGTGCCGTGAATATCAGCTTCTCCACTTTCGCCAAATCAGCCATTGACAATTCGGACAAGAAGCAGTCCACCAAGGACAACCTGCACTCGACACTGGCGGTCCTGCATGATTTCCGTTCCGGATTGGACTTCAAGGATCTTACCTATACATTCCTTCGTGATTTTGAGCAATACTTGAGAGAAAAGGGCAATGCGGTCAATACGATAGCCAAGCACATGAGACAGCTCCGTACCTTGGTCAATGAGGCAATCAACCAGGGATATATGCACGCGGATGCTTATCCGTTCAGAAAGTACAAAATCAAACAGGAGAAAGGCAGACATGAGTTTCTTACCCCGGACGAGCTGAAGAAGCTGGAAACGGTCGAGGTGGAAGAGGAATCCATGCGCCATGTGCTCGATGCCTTCCTGTTCTGCTGTTATACCGGATTGCGCTATTCTGACTTCTGCCAGCTCACACCTGAGAATTTCATTAGGATAAACGGCAAGCGGTGGCTGTACTTCAAATCCGTCAAGACAGGGGTGGAAATCCGTCTGCCGTTACATCTGCTGTTTGAAAGCAGGGCATTGGGCATTCTTGACCGCTATCCGGATATCGGAAGTTTTGCCGCTTTGCCTTGTAACTCGGAAGTGAATAAGCAGCTTCGAAAGCTGGCCGGGTTATGTGGTATCAAAAAGCGGATAACCTACCATGTGAGCCGTCATACCTGTGCCACCCTGCTGATTCATCAGGGAGTGGCTATTACCACTGTGCAGAAACTGCTCGGACATACTTCCGTAAAGACCACACAGATTTATTCGGAGGTACTTTCCAGCACCATTGTGCGTGACTTGAAAAATGTTCAAAGGAAAAGGAAAAAAGTAAAGATGTTTCCCGATAAAGGCTTGAGAACATCTGATTTTATAGACAACCGGTAGATTTCATGAATCCTATTTGTTTTCTATTAATATTGTGACTCTTTAATTTCTTCGGATAATCGAAATATTGCTCCTGATTATTTTTTTCAATATGAATTGAATATGGAATAGTTTTCACTATCTTTGCAGTGTAACCAGGAGCTTGATGGCAATAAATATTGTCATCAGGCTCTTTTTTATTGTCATATCGTGGCAATGGATTTAAGTAATTCTGCAACAATGACGTAAGTAAATAGACATATCTTTGAAGTAGTATTATAATCAGATAAACAATAGACAGAATGGAATTAAACGACTGGTTGGCTATAATCGGGGCTTTCGGAGGATTGGAGGCTGTCCGTTGGGGTGTCACGTTCTGGGTGAACCGCAAGACGAACGCACGGAAAGAGGATGCGTCCGCCGATTCAATGGAGGATGAGAACGAGCGCAAGCAGGTTGACTGGCTGGAAGAACGTATCGCCCAGCGTGACGCCAAGATTGATGCGTTATACGTTGAGCTTCGTAATGAACAGTCTGATAAGCTGGCATGGATTCATAAGTGCCACGAGCTGGAACTGCAATTGAAAGATGCCGAACATAACCGTTGTGACAGGCCCGACAGCGAATGCGGCCGTCGTATTCCACCACGCAGGGCTACATTAATTAAAGATAAGGAGGAAAAGAAATGAAGTTTTTTACGATTGCGGAATTATGCCGTAGTAACACGGCCGACCGCTTGGGAATAAATAACAGATGCAGACAGGAGCATGTGACTGCTCTGACTGCCTTGGTGGACAACGTACTGGACCCGTTACGCACATGGTGGGGAAAGCCTATAACAGTAAACAGTGGTTATCGCTGTCCGGAACTTAATGCGGCCGTCAAGGGAAGTAAGACCTCGCAGCACATGAAGGGGGAAGCTGCTGATATTGACACTGGAGACAGACAGCAAAACAAGCTGTTATTTGAATATATCCGCAAGAACCTGCCCTATGATCAATTGATTGACGAGTCTAACTTCGCTTGGGTGCACGTCAGTTATCGGGCTGACGGGGATAACAGGATGCAAGTTCTTAAGTTGTAGACTATGTTGGTTAGAGTTATGAACTGGGTAAGCCGGCATATATTGCTGGCTCCTTTCATGTGTTTGTTCCTGTTGTTCGGATCATGTGGCAGCTCGCATAAGGCTGTAATGAAAGAAAGGAAAGTTGTCAGTACTGACAGCATATCTGAATCTGTTCATGTGGTGGAAGGTTCTCATACCTCTTTATCAACCCTCATTGCTACTGAAGGCAGTTATGTGATTGATTTCCGTGTTTATGATACCCGGAAGCCGGTTGACAGTCTGACAGGTAAACGTCCGTTACTTGCTGACGGGCAGATAAAAGGTGACCTCAGGAAGAAGGAGGAAACAAATGTAGAAATACAGGATAGTATGAAAGTGGATGCTGACAAGGAGTTGTCTTCTCAGAACCATGAGAAAAGCCGGTCAGAAGAAATAAAAGACAATAAGGAATCCACATTACCGGAACAAATAGGTTGGATGTGTGTTGGAATAGCTGTTTTGCTGGTTGTAGTATTTATAATCAAGCGGAGCAAATAGAAAAACTTTAAATTTAGATGCTCCGGCTTGCGAAAGTCGGGGCTTTTCATCCTTAATTCCACAACCTTTCTCATTAGCGGCAAGTTTGTAATAAAAATCATCATTGATAAATTTGAGCCTTGACTGGTAGCGGTCGGGACTTTTTATGTTATCTAACATTTAATTATTATGACAATATTAATTTATTTATTGCTACTTTTACAAAGTATTAACCTTTAAAACAGAAAAAGTGCTATGTATACTCTTAAATATGATAAGAAAATTAAAGAATTCCGTCATCGTGATTCATATTTAGTTCGAATGAAAAAAGAAAGAAGCATGGCTTTTAAAGAATGTAAGTACTATGTAATTCATGATTATTACCCTTTGTCTGGTATAGGAAATGATGTAGATATTAATATAAAGACTGTTCGTAATTTTATATATGATTTTAAAGATGGACATAAAGCTATTATTGAATATGCTGCTAACATAATAGTGGAAAGTATTAAAAAAGAGGGCGTTAATCTTGAAAACACCTGTTTAATGATAATACCTGCTTCAAAACCGGAAAAGACAAATAAGCGTTTTGAGTATTTTTGTAAAATAGTAGCTAAAGCTTTAAATATTGAAAACGGTTTTAATTACCTTTCTGCAATTGAGCATGAAGAAACAAAAGGTACCAGTAATAAAAATGTGATACCATATTTAATACTGAATTCCGAACAATATAAAGGTAAAAATGTATTACTGTTTGATGATGTTATAACATCTGGGGGCTCCTTTAAACAAGTGGCTGCTAAACTTTTAGAAACAGGCGCTAAGAGTGTCATAGGTATTTTTTTAGCAAAAACAACAAGAGAGTAGTGTATGAAATTAAAATATTTATCTGATGATTGGCAATATATAAAAGCGGGATTGAAAGATGCATATCATATTGTATATTATATACCTAGAAATCAATCCCTGACAGATTGGAGCAAAAAGGTATCTGTATGTAAAAAAGAAGTAAGTCAGGATATAATAAATGAATGTGTTAAGGCCTTACATATTGAGGGATTACAATTTGATTATGTTATAAGAATGATGGGACATGAAGAAACTATACCTCGAAAAAATGCGCCTATAAGAAGTTTAGCCAAAGCAATTGCTGATGAAACTGGAGTAAAATATTTACCACAATTGCTTCATAAGAAGAGGGAAACTAAACCTATGCATTTCTTATCATTAGCAGAAAGATAGGCTGAAGTAAATGATGTATTAAAATAAATAATCGTACTTATAACTTAAACAAAAAAAATCTTAATAGTTAATGATATAACAATATGTACAACTGTTGCAGAAATAATAAAAACATTAAAGAAGGTGTGGCCCAAAATAATTTTTTATTTATTTTGTATTGCAAGAACAAGTCATGATGAACATGCTAACGAAAATTTATAATTGTTATGAGTGTATCTAAAGAAACGGAATTAATTATTAAGCTGAAACATTTGCCAGGTTTTGGTCCTAAGAATGTGGAGTTAGTAGCTAAAGCTATGATAGAACGTAACTTGTTTTCTGATAATGACATTACATCATATATACGGGAATGTATAAAAACTCATTATATAAGATTAAACAAAGAATTTACCCTAGAACTTTGTCAGAAAGCTATTGATGAAGCTCAAAGAGTTTTAGATAAATCTTTAAATAATGGTGTACATATTATTTCTCAATATGATAATTTGTTTCCGATACAACTTAAAGTGCTGAAATCATATAGTAATAATAGATTTAAAGATGTGGCTCCAATAATACTTAATTATAAAGGTGATATTAATAGTATTAATAATAAGAAATCAATTGCAATAATTGGAACAAGACACCCTACAATAGAAGGTGAAGAAGCAGGGCAATATTATGGAGAATATTTTGCAGAGAAAGGATTTAATATTGTTAGTGGCTTAGCATTAGGATGTGATACTATTGCTCATAAAGCAGCTTTATCTGTAAAAAATGGAACAACTACAGCTATATTAGCCCATGGTCTTCATACTATTTCTCCAAAGGTACATAAAAACATTGCTATAGAAATAGTAGAAAAAGGGGGAGTGCTACTATCCGAGTATTTTTATGACTCTCCTGCTTTTAAAACGAATTTCGTAGAAAGAGATAGATTACAAGCGGGGTTAGCTATTGCTACAATTGTAATTCAAACTGGGATAAAGGGTGGCACAATGCACGCTGTCCAAACGACCATTGATAATAATAAAATTTTAGCAGCAGTCTTTTATAAAGATCAACGTGTGAATGAAATGGAAAATGTTTGTGGAAATAGTTATTTAATCAGAAAAGGAGCTCTTCAATTACGTGAAGCGAATATATTGTACGAATTCTTACAGTCAGGAAAACAGCTCCAGTATAAACATGATTATGAATCACAACTATTATTCTAATATGTATATTTATGAAGAAAGGTATAATTTTTGATCTTGATCAAACTTTAGTAGACTCAAATGTTGCTAAGCCGTATAGAAGTGCCCACAATTGGAGTATAGTTTATTCACTGATTCCAAAATTTATATTATATGAAGCTTATGATAAAGTATTTGAATTTATAAGAGATAATAATTTAAAAGTTGGAATTGTGAGTAAAGCTCCTTCTGGTTATGTAAAGAAAGTGTTAAATCACTTCAATATACCTTTTGATACAGTTGTTGCTTATCATGATGTTAAATTGCAAAAGCCAAACTCGGAAGGAATGAATTTAGCATTGACTCGATTAGGGTTAAGTGCGGAAGATGTTATTTCTTTTGGGGATGAGGTTAGTGATGTAATAGCCTCAAATAAAGCAGGAATTGAAAGTGTTGCTTGTTTATGGGGAAGTGCTAATGAAGAGTCATTGTTAGGATCAGATGCAGACCATATAATTTGTACTCCTAATGAGATAATATCTCTATTAAAATAGTATTATAGATTAAAGAGACACTGTCCAAAATTTTGTGTAAATGGAAACAGGATTCAGCTGTAAGTTTGTTCTTATATCTGGATTCTGTTTTCAAAAATAAGCATAAATT